CCGGCACTAGGTTTACCTGCACCAACCAATCCGTCGCAACGCCCCTGCACTCCCTGAGGTCGTCTCGCTGCGCTCGGGGGCTACAGTCTCCCCCTCACCCCCGCCCTCGACGGTCTTGAATTTGGACACGCCCCGTGCCGTCTCAGCACCGCAGCCCGCTCAAGGTCATTCTTCCCATCGCAATTTCCGATCCGCCAGGCGGCCCCCAGGGGAGAAGGGGGCCTACCCCCAGCCGCCTGCGCGGCTGGCCCCGCGCTTTCGCCCGCTTGGCAGCGTTGCGCGGCAGACCGCGCAGGCTCAGCGCAGAGCGCTACGCGCCAAGCAGCGCCGCAAAGCGGCGTATCACACATTCCCACATGCCACTTTCACACTGTTACCCCTCATGTCTCTGCCAGGCATAGAAGCATCACTACGTTCAGGGCATATATCGCTCCAAGGCCGCAATGGGCCAGCTCCCCAGCGCAGTAGCACCACTACCCACTACCACCACTCACTCTCACTAGCGTGCTAGCACGCTTACACGCGTTTTTTATTTGTCCACTCGGTCCACGCCCGCGCCCAAATGGTGAAAAACCACAACCCGCAGTGAATCCAACCCATTGTCCACTGCCCCATGGAAGCGGGAGACTCCCTTGGTCCATCTTTCCACTTTCAGACATTTCCACCTTCCACTTTCTCCATGCCTCCCGCCAACCCTCAGCCCTCCGTCCTAGCGACCAAGCGCAAGTTCTCGAACGCTCTCTTCGAGCGTGTCGTGAAAAACCTGATACACGGCGACGATACCCATCCCGCCATTGAGAAGGAGGGGATAGGCAAGAGCATGTTTTATCTGGAGCTGACCAAGCGCCCCGAGCTGGCCCACCGGTTCAAGGACACACAGATGCAGCGGGACAAAGTCCGCAACGCCAAGCGCATCGAATCCGCCGAGGCAGAGCTCCATCGCCGGGGCGTCGACGGATGGGACGAGCCTGTCTTCGACATCAAGGGGAACCACTGCGGCGACAAGCGCCGATTCTCCGACGCCTGTCTGATCTTTATGCTCAAGAGCCTGAAGCCGGAAGTCTTCGCCGACAAACCCCAGGCCCTAATCCAGACCAACGTCAATATCTCGAACAAAAGCGAAGCCGAAGTCCTCGCCGATTGGCGCGTCCAACTAGGCGCCGCCCCTGATCCACCGGGCTCTCCGATTGTATGCCCTTCAGGGTGCTCCGTCTCGGCTTCATCGGGAGGGATGGCCTCCGTCGAACCGCGTGAGACGAAGTCTTTTACGCGGTCGTCCGCATCTGAGTAGGCCACCTTCCCACTTTCCAACCTTCCACCTTCTCACTTGTGAGCAAAGCGAACACTCCCAGTCCTTACGATCTGCTACTCCCGTATCAGCGCGAATGGGTGCTGGACGACTCACGCTTCAAGATCTGGCTCAAGTCTCGCCAGATCGGCGGCTCCCTCGCGTGTGCATTTGAGGTTGTTGCCGACGCCATCCACCATGGGTCCGATTGGATCATTCTTTCCGCGGGCGAACGGCAGGCCCTTGAATTTATGGAAAAGGTCCACCGCGTCGCCCGCATCTTCGGGCAGGCGGTCGCCCATGAAACCGGCAACCCGTTCGTTCCCGAGATCAAAGCCTCACAAATCCGTTTCCCAAATGGCGCCCGCATCCTGGCACTTCCGGCCAACGCCTCCACCGCCCGTGGCTACTCGGCCAACCTCGTGCTCGACGAATTCGCCTTCCACGAAAACCCCGAAGAAATCTGGCGAGCCGTCTATCCGATCATCACCAATCCACTGCGTGGTCAGCTAAAGCTGCGGGTCATCTCCACCCCTGCGGGCATGAACAACAAGTTCTACGAACTGTGGAACGAAGGCAGTGACTTCAAACGTCACAAAACCAGTGTGTACGACGCCGTCGATCAAGGCCTCGGCCTCAATATCGACGAGCTCAAGGCAAACCTCGGCGACCCCGACGGCTGGGCGCAGGAATTCGAGTGTCAATTCATGGAGCACGCCGCCCAGGTGTTCCCTATCAGCTTGATCCGATCGGTCGAAGACTCCGCCGCATCCTTCGGCCCCTGGAACACCCGCACCCCGAATCCGCTGTTCGTCGGCATCGATATCGGTCGCCGCAAAGACCTCACCGTCGCCTGGACGCTTGAGCGAGTGGCCGGCGTTCTCATCACCCGCGAGATCACCGTGCTTGAAAACACACCATTCCCCGAGCAGGAAGCTATCCTTGCCGACCGCGTGGCACATGCGCGCTACGTAGCGATCGATTCCACTGGTATCGGCGGCCCCGTCTCCGAGCACCTCGCCAAGAGGCTGGGGGACTACAAACTCGAAGCCGTCAACTTCACCAACGACCGGAAACGTGAACTTTTTGGAAGAGCCAAGAAAGCCTTTCAAAGTCAGAAGGTCCGCATTCCAAACAGCCAGAAACTCCGCGACGACCTCGGCAGCATCCAGCGCATCGTCACCCCGCAGGGCCTAGTCAAATTCATCGCAGCACGCACCAGAGACGGCCACGCCGACCGCGCCACCGCACTGGCCTTAGCCCTACATGCCGCCGAGAAATGCCCCGAAGGCATGGGCCTCTCTGAGCAATGCCCGGCAAGAGTAGGGGAGAACCGTAGGCGGCACCGACCACTGCGGACTCTTTTTTCGAATGCTTGGCGATAGCTAAAAAAAAGATCAAATGATATCTTGACAACACGACCTATTCAACTGTCCCTTCACAGCGGGTGGGTGTTATTCTAAAACATTATTTAAGGAGATATGTTTCTTTCGAGGACGGCTTGGCCTACCTGAGGGCGGGCTCAATTGCTCTTGGTGAATATGCCCATTGGAAGGACATCAGTGAGCGGGCGTCTCTCGAAGCATATGAAGACCTAAAATCATTAACACGTAACTCTCTTCGTTTGGCCTGCTTCACGCAAGCGCCGGAGACATATCACCACTGGAACATGTATGCGCGCGAGGGGCTTTGTTTCGTTTTTCGTAGAGAGCAGGTCAAAAAACAGGCTGCAAGCGTTAGAATACGTTGCCAATCAATGAGCTACACAAAAATCGCTTCTTTGAAAGATGCCAGTTCGGAAAGTTGGCCTTTTTTGAAGCGCCTGCCTTACCAAGATGAACAAGAATATCGTTTAATAAGCGATGCCGGAGATAATTCAATCCAACTGACTCCGGATAGCGTTGAACGTATTTACCTTAGTCCATGGCTTTCGGCTAAACAAGAAAATGAAGTTCGAGATATGGTTAGAGGGCGGTATAGCGATGCTAATGGATGCGCGATTAAAGTGAGCAAAACTACGATTTTAGAAAACGAACAGTGGATTAAATATTTTAAAGAGGGTGGAGCGAAAAAACGATGAGAGATCAAAAAGGCATCATAAATATTTTTTACCGAACGTTATTATTCTGTTTTTTTGTTCAAATTATCAGCGGTCAAAGCTTTCTACAAGTCGGGCTGGACATCGACGGCAACGAAGCTCATAATAGAATCGGTGGATATCTTTCATTAAGCGCCGATGGAAACCGTTTAGCTGTTAAGGTGGGCAATAATCAAGTTAGAATCTACGAGTGGTCAGGTGATTTTAATAGTTGGCAACAAGTCGGCACAGATATCGATGGCGAAGCCGGAGGCGATGGAAACGGTTCAAGCATTTCTCTGAGCGCCGACGGCTCCCGTGTCGCCATCGGTGCGCCCTACAACGATGGAGGAGGGGAATCTTCTGGTCACGTCCGAATTTATGAATTACTTAGTGGAACATGGCAACAGGTCGGCGCAGACATTGATGGTGTGTCGAGTGATCTTCGAAGCGGTTATAGTGTTTCTCTGAGCGCTGACGGCTCCCGAGTTGCCATTGGTGCCCCTTTTTACGATTATTCCATACCTAATGGTAGTAATACTTTTTATAAATATGATGCTGGCCAAGTTAGAATATTCGAATTTTTTGACGGTAACTGGCTGCAGGTTGGCACAGATATCGATGGCGGATCCGGAGGCGATGAAAGCGGTTCTAGTGTTTCTCTGAGCGCCGACGGCTCCCGTGTCGCCATCGGTTCACCTGAGAGCTATCGGGCAGGCCATGTTAGCATCTACGATTGGTCTGGCAGTAACTGGCAAAAAGTCGGCAATGATATCAGTGGCGATTTTGATGCTGGTGATCGTGAGACCGGCTCTAGCGTCTCGCTGAGTGCCGACGGCACTCGGGTAGCCATTGGAGACCCTAGGTCCGCTGGTGTTGGAATAAATCAGAGCTTCGAGGGACACGTTAAAATATACGAGTGGTCAGCAGAGGTAAATAGTTGGCAACAGGTCGGCACAGATATCGATGGCGAAGCCAGAGGCGATGCAAGCGGTTCAAGCGTTTCTCTGAGCGCTGACGGCTCCCGTGTCGCCATCGGTGCACCCTTCAACGATGGAGGAGGAGAAAATTCAGGTCACGCTAGAATTTATGATTGGTCTGGCTTCGCTTGGCAACAAGTCGGCACAGATATCGATGGCGAAGCCGGAGGCGATGGAAACGGTTCAAGCATTTCTCTGAGCGCCGACGGCTCCCGTGTCGCCATCGGTGCGCCCGACAACGATGGAGGAGGGGAATATTCTGGTCACGTCCGAATATATGATTCCTCAGACCCGGAACTCCCAACTCTAGACTTGGATGACTTCTATGAATCTCCTACCGGACTTTCAGCCTATATAAGTGCTATTCCTACATCCGGTTATCCAATAATTTACTCCTATCAATGGTATTTCAACGGTTTTGCGATCCCTGCCAATTTCGGAGGCACTAATCCCTCTTATACAATTAATGGTATACTGAGCAATGAAGGCACTTGGCGTGTCGTGGTAACTAATGACACTGGATCAACTGAAGCGTCTTTTGAATACCGAGTATTTTCCGATGCAGATAGCGACGGACTCTCCGACTATCGGGAGTCAAACATTACAAACACCAATCCATCTCTCGCAGATACTGATAGCGATGGACTGAATGACTTCGTGGAGCTGAATACCACTTTAACCGATCCAAACGACAGTGATTCAGATGACGACACCCTGCTTGATGGCGCCGAAGTCAATACATATGGATCCGACCCGAACGATACTGACTCGGATGACGATGGTTTACTCGACGATGCGGAAGTAAATACCTACAACACATCGCCGATCGATGCCGACTCGGACAATGACACCCTGACAGACTCTCAGGAGGTGCTTACCTACTTCACCAATCCAAACCTTGCCGACTCTGATTCCGACGGACTCTCAGATGCTGCCGAGCTGAATACTTATTTCTCTCTGCCCAATACATCGGACACTGACGGTGATGGCCTGACTGATGGCGATGAGGTAAATATTTATAGCTCCAGCCCGATCGATAGTGACTCAGATGACGATACCATCCTAGATGGCATCGAAGTGAGGCACGCCACATTCGGGTTTGATCCTGCAGTTGATTCCTCCGCACGTCTTGCTGCATTAATCGCGCTCGTTGAAGAATTTCCAGGTGTGTCTACGGATGCGCAAAACAACAGCTTGAGCTTAGGTGGGATCAGCCTGACTCCGAGCGGTGGTAATTCATTATCAGTGGATTTCATCATCGAAGAATCCGAAGATCTCTCTAGCTGGACTACGGTGGATACAGTCAGTCATTCGCTCGATACTTCCGACACGAAAAAGTTCATTCGGGTCAGGAAGTCTGAATAGTGAAACCCAGTTAAATTCCAGCCTCCGTGTCTTGGTGTCTCCGTGTGAGACTTCAGCGCATGCCTCCGACACGCACGGTCATCCGCCCACACGCCCGCGACAACCAACTTAGCCCGATCCCGGTCGACTTCGATCCCGATACCATCGGCTGGATCCTCGACGAGGGCGGCCGCGGCAACCTCATGCTCCAGAACGAGCTATTCAACACGATGGAGGACTCCTGGGATCGCCTTCGCTCCAACCTGAACAAGATTAAGAAGGCGGTCTGCAAACTCCCGTTCAACCTCCAGCCATGGACGGAGAAGGGCAGGGAGCCAACAGCCGCAGCCCTCGAAAAGGCCGCCTTCGTCGAGCACGTCCTCCACAACCAGAAGGCCGCCACTTGGGAAGGGCAGCACAATTTCCAAGCCACCCTTTACGAACTACTCGACGCCGTCGCCCGCGGCGTCTCCGTCCTCGAAATCGATTGGACCCTCGAAGACGGTAAATACATCCCCACCGGCACCCGCCGTGTCCCGTGGACGTGCTTAGGTTTCGAAACACCTTCCCACATTCAAACCGTCCCACCTTCAAACTCCAATGCGCTGCGCCTGTTTCCCGATAGGGACCCGAGCAATCCCAAGCAGTTTAACAAATATCCTCACAAATTCCTAGTCGGTGTGTATCGTGCCAAGTCCGGCCACATCGCCGAGACCGCTCAGCTCCGCTCACTCGCGCACTTGTGGCTCGGTCGCATGCTCGGCTGGGAGTGGATGACACATAAGGCCGAACTGTTTGGCCTCCCGATCCGTTGGGCAACCTACGATCCCGCCGCCCCGCAGACGCAGATCGATCAAGTCTCTGATATGCTGAGAAACATGGGCACCGCCGCATGGGGCGCATTCCCGCAAGGCACAGATTTACAAATCCTCAACGGCAGCACACCAGGCGTCGCCGGCAAGTCCGAACCGACCGAGCGCCTGATGGCCATCGCCGACCGCTCATGCGATCTTCTGTTTCTCGGTCAGACGCTGACCAGTGAAGAAGGCAGCAGTGGTTCCTATGCCCTCGGCAACGTCCACCGCGAAGTCGAGCTCGACCTTTACGAGAACTACGCCGCCTATGTGATCGACGTGATCAACAATCAAATGATCCCCAGCATCATCGAATTGAATTGGGGCAATGACGACGAATTGCCGTTCCTCGAAGTCGAACTCGACCGCCCCGAGAAGGACCACAAAATGGTAGAGCGCGACAAGCTCCTCTTCCAGGAGATGGGACTGCCGGTCAGCAAACAGTGGCTCTACGACCGCCACAAAGTCCCAGCCCCCGGACCAAAAGAAGACCTGTTTCAAGCATCTCAAGTTTCAGGCCTCAGCTCTCAGGTCTCTTCTACCCCGGGAGCGCCGATCTCCGTATCGGCACCCTCGGGAGGGACGACCTCCGCGTCGTCCGCATCAGCCAAGTCCCCGTGTTCCTGCCACCTTCCCACGGCCGTCGCAGCGGCCAGTGAGAGCACAGCCTCCTTTCTAGCACGCCAAGCTGCTGGGAAAATTGCATTCGCGGCTCAACTCGCCACCACCGACCTAAAGACCCACGACCTCGTCTGGTCAGGCGGCGACTGCCCTGAGTGCGATCCGCTCAACGGCACCACTTATCCCAGCGGCTGGTCAACCCCGCCACCGCTACACCACAACTGCGACTGCGAAATCGTGGTGCAGGTGAAATCGGGCTAGCTAAATCGTAGAACACTATCACGACTGAAGCGCGGAGCGCGAAAGGAGTTTGATAGCTGCGACTTGATGGACTCGTGAATTCAGATTGAGATACCTGCTGCGAAGAAGAAAAACACTAGTGCCGCAAAAAATGTGTAGGTGGTAGTCCGATTCATCTGTTCTACAGAAAAATGCATTTCATTGTAGGCATGCACCAGCGAGACAATATTAGATTCTAGTTTTTCTTGAGTTTCGCTCTTTGGGGTTTCGATCTTTTTTTTCCTAAAAAATCTCATGCTGCTATCAACTATCGTTTTGGTTGCAACCGAAGCTAATCCAACTACAGCCGCGCCGGAAAAATCCCCAGAGGCCAACCTAGCTGTTACAGACCCAACGCCCCCGCGTGACGGATTATCGGGTAAAATTTCGTCAAGAAATCCTTGGGCATCTTTTCTTTTTCCGTAGCGGGATCGATAGGAGTCAATTCTATAAACGAGTGCTTGTTCTGTAGCATTTTTTTCTTTTCTTGCTGGCTTCGACTTTTTGAAGAGATAAATCGATATTCCTGCTGGAATTGCGCCTAGTGCGATAAGTGTGATCACGACTGGTGTCATAGTTCAATGCTTTCTTATTTTATCTGTCCATCAAGTTATTATGTAATTCTGAGATATTATTCCTAGATATCGACGGATTAGGCAATGAGATAATAGCCTCGGCGCTCTCCGCGTTCTCAAGCGAAGCGGGCGGTTAAGAATTGCAGAGCCCAGGGCACTCACAACCTCAGATTAGCGTAAAATTAGCGTCCCTCAGCCATCATTAATCATTCATTCGTCAGCAACTCAGTGAAACACGATTAAACTCAGTGAAACGCACCCCTCGCCGCAGGCGTCTCGAGCCGAAACTCTCGATCCATGCCCACCGCGATCAAAGCCGCACTGACCACGCCACTCTCACTTTCACTGGATCACTCTCACTCTGAAGTTCCACAGGAACTTCAGTACATGCCCCCAGGCACCCATCGCATCAACGCTTCCCGTGCGGGCAAACCCGTCGCACTCGAAATTTCGGTCGACGCTGCAACCGCCGATACCCTCAACGCCTTCCTCCAGGCGCAGCTCACCAAAGCCACCGAAGGCAACGATGATCGTCCCTTCTTTGACTTCAATCACGAAGACCGCGAAGCCGCCGCTTGGCCCACTGAGTTTTATTGGGCGGGCGACGATCTCAAGACAGGTGGCGTACGCGCCAAAGTCGACTGGAGTGGGGCGGGGCAGACCGCCGTGCAGGAAAAGACTTTCCGCCGTTTTTCGCCGACCTTCATCCCCGACGAGCAGGGCAAAGTCATCAGTTCCGAAACCAATATGGGCGGCCTAGTCAACCGCGCCGCCTTCAAATCCATCCAACCCTTATTCGCAAAGGGAGCCCCGGGATCGCCGATCTCCGAATCGGCCACAGAACCCCAGGCAGTTACCTCAGGCCTCCCCCCTCAAGTCTCATCCATCTATGACCATCCAAGCCAAACTCCACGCCCTCAAGCTCATCGACTCCGTCGACGCCTCCGAAGAATCCATCGTCCAAGCGATCGAAGCCAAGTTCTCTGAACTAGAAACTGAAAACCGGGAACTGAAAAACCGCATCGAAGATGCCATCCAAGCCCGCGCCACCTCGCAAATCGAAGCAGCCGTCAACGCAGGCCGTATTGCTCCAGCGGATACAGACGCTAAAAGCTTCTGGCTTGAGTCGCTCATCCGCGACGAAGCAAAAGCGGTCAAAGCACTTGAAGCGCTGCCGAGTCATCCCGTCCTCGCAACAGTCACTGCCGGCGAAGATGCGCAAAGCGGCCTGCTCGATAAAATGACCCTGCAAACTAAGAAACTCGCCGAAGTCCACGCCGCCAACCCGCAAGCCGACTTCCAAACTGTCTTCGCCAAAGCCCAGACCGAGGCACCGGACCTCTTCCGCTAACCCTTGAATCGCCGATTATATGCCCTTCAGGGTGCTCCGCATCGACCCCGTTTTCGCCACCTTTCAACTTTCACACCTTTCAACCTTCAACTCGCCACAATGCGGCGTCCCTTCCATACTTCTAACTTCTTTTAAACCATGTCCAAACTTACCCGCACCAACGCGATTCTCTCTCTCCCTACTTCTGAAAATCAAGAAACTAGTTTACTAGGCTGTTTTGTATATCTAAGTGGTGGTGTCCTTACCCCGGCAGAACACGGAGGCGTATCACCTGCGCTGGGGGCCTGCGTGCACTATGACGCGCCTGGCCAGCCCGCTTCGGTGGCCTGCATAGCAGGTGGCCTCGCTGGCACCGTTAAGCTCAAGATCGATTTCACCGCCGTAGCAGTTGGCGATTATTTGACCCTAGCAGATGGCGGAACTGTTAACGCCGATGACGACGCAGGCGCTCGAACGCAGGTCGGCCAAGCACTCGAAGCCGGTGTAGCGGGCGAAATGATCGAAGCCGTCATTTTTAAGCCCATCGTTTTAGCTTAAACCTTCACAACCTTCACACAGTCCCACCTTAAAACCTTCACATTATGTCATCTAGCAAATACCACGTCACCCTGACCAACTACGCTCGCGGCCTTTCACAAGACCTGCGTTCCACCTTGGCAGATTTCATCGCGCCCGAAGTCATTGTCCCTGCTGCGACAGGACAATATAAAGACTTCAGCGATAAAAACTGCTTCCAGATCCTCGACACCTCCCGTGCGGTCGGTGGCCCGGCACGTCGGCTTGAGTTCGCCGCAACCGACCCCACTTACAACTGCTTACCGCAGGCGCTCGAAATCCCCATTGACGATCACGAACGCGACGAAGCAGGGCGGGGCGATCCACTCCATTTAGAGCAGGCTAAAACGCGCACGCTGATCTCGTCCGCAGTCGCTTCGCATGAACGCAAAGTGTTCAACGCAGTGGCTGGCTCAATCGCTGCCACAGGCGGTATCGGAGCATGGACTGGTGCAGCCAACACCAACGACCCGATTGCTGAAATCGACGCACAAATCGAAGCACTTGCCACAGATACCGGCATGATGCCCAACCGCATCGTCATCGGCCTACCTGCATGGGCAGCCATCCGGCACAACCCGCAAGTCATCGCGCGCTTCCCTGGTGCCGCCTCAGTTGGCGTCACCCGCAATCAGTTCAGCAGCCTACTGCTCAACCCCGACCTCGACATCCGTGTCGGCGTGCTCTCCTACGACGAGAACAAGTGGGGCAAGACCAAGAGCGCCAAGAACATCGTCGGTTCCGAGCTGTATCTATTTCACGGCAACAACGCACCCTCGTTATACGATCCGTGCTTCATGAAGACCTTCCGCACCCGCCGCGGCGGAGTCGATGTCGTCCGCACTTACCGCGAAGAATCCAGCCGCTCCGACGTCCTCGCCGTCGACTGGACTGAAGACATCAAGCTCACCAGCGCTATCTCCGCCAAGCGCATCACCGTAAGTTAACCACTAAAAGCTCCCCTCCTCATCCGAGGAGGGGTGGCACGCAAAGCGTGACGGGGTGGTTCTTTAACCCATAGTCCGGAAGCCCGCAGAACCCTGCGGGCTTCTTTATGCCCTGGAGGGACGACCTCCACGTCGTCCGCAACTAATTCCGGAAATCTGATGCGAGTAATTACTCAGCCGATTCGGCACGAACCCGGAAAAAGCGAGGAGAAGTTGCGGGGTTATATGTCCCTGGTAGCGCTTGCGTCCACTCAACC